GGGGCGCGCCCCCCCGCGCCCCGGGGCGCCCCCGGGCCGCGCCGCCCGGCGCCCCGGGGCAAATGGGGCGCTTTACGCCTTACTGCCCAAAAAGCTGCCGGTTTTCGAACCGATTTGAAATCCCCTGGCGGAGATCGCCTACGCCTTACCGGGCGAAAAGCCCCCGGTTTTTGCTTTGGTTTGGAAAGCGCCTCGGGACGCGTGAGAACTGTCCTAAGACGCCGGGAAAACCCCCCACCCTCGTTAAGTCATTGATTTCGCATGGGCTTGACATCTTTGCGCGTTATGCTATGGTGGCTTTTGTCGCCCTCCGCATGTGGCTCCCAGCCCCCGGAGGGCGACGGCGTTTTCGGACCTGTGGTCCGGTGGTCCACCTGTGGTCCACCTGTGGTCCAGCAAAAATCGGGCTTAACCCTTTGAAGTTACAGGGTGTGGTCCGTGTGGTCCGAAATTCCGGCCAAACTCATTGCATACACGCGTGTGCGAGACCCCTAAACACTTACAACGTGTATAGAGTGTAGTTTAGAAAATGCTTTATACGTTCCAGTCATTTTATCGGACCACACGGACCACATGGACCACAAATAGATATATCAATAACTTAAGGGTACTTTACGTGGTCCCCATGTACAATAGAGGTGGACCACGTGGACCACACACAGCCCTTGACATTTCGCCTCGCCCTGTGTGAGGTTCGGTCATGCTTACTATCGTGGGCGTCGACCCCGGCCTGAATGGCGCTTTCGCGGTCTGGCAAGACGGCGACATCATTCGCCTTGACGATATTCCGCGCTTCGAGAAATCGCTGAACGCCTACGCTTTCCAAGCGGAACTGGCGCGCTGGCGCATCGACCTCGCGATGATCGAAGAAGTCGGGCCGATGCCCAAACAGGGAGTTTCGAGCACGTTCACGTTCGGTCGCGCCTACGGGACGATTGAAGGCGTGTTCGGCGCTCTTCAAGTGCCGGTGCAGCACGTGCGTCCTCGCGTGTGGCAGAAACACTTCAGTCTGACGGCGCGAACCAGCGCCCTCGAAAAGGCCGTGCGCCTCTTTCCCGAATGGGAGCCCGGTTTGCGCCGCAAGAAAGATCACAATCGCGCCGACGCGATTTTGATTGCCGACTATGCTGTCCACGTGTATAAGGAATTGCGAGAGGCTGTGTGAAGGTGCCCAGTGCCTGAACTCTTTCAGTATCAAGCAGACGGCGTGGAGTGGCTGAAAAATGGAAGCCCGCATTGCCTGCTGGCGTGGGAGCCTGGAGTGGGCAAGACGCCCCCCACGGTCGTCGCCTGCCATGAACTCAACGCTTTTCGCGTGCTCGTGCTCTGCCCCCCTATCGCTGCTGGCGTGTGGCTCAAGCACTTTCGCGACTGGACGGGCTACGCGTCGATCAAGGTCTTCGACCCGGCGCAGACCCACAGCGCTTATCAATGGGCGCAAAACTCGGGCGTGCGGATCGTGCCCTTTTCGCAAATCTCGCGCCGCAATCCGGTGATCGACGCGCTCAAGGCGCAGACCTGGGACGTGCTCATCCTGGACGAGAGCCACGCGCTCAAGACGGCGGGCTCGATCCGCACGCTTGAAGTTCTAGGCGTGCGCTGCGACTTGTGGGAGAGCATCGCGGCGCAGGCCAAGCGCGTTTGGTGCCTGTCGGGCACGCCCATCCTCAACCACGCTGCGGAATTTTGGCCGGTGCTTCACGCGCTCGCGCCTAAGACCATCGCGTTTCAGGGCAAGCCGCTTACTTACGATCAGTTCGTGACGCGTTATTGCGTGACCAAGCCGACGCTCTACGGCCAACGCATCGTCGGCTCGAAGAACATGGACGAGCTGGCCCAGCGCATTAAGCCGTTCGTATCGCGCAAGCGCAAGCGCGACGCGGGGCTGCCTCCCCTCTTGTTCAGCGAGTTGTATCTTCCCGATAGCGCCTATCTCACGCCCAGCGCCAAGGCGCAGCTACGCGACTTGACCGGCGATCTCGAAGACCTTGACGACGAGGGTTTTCTCACTGCGCTTGGTTCCGGCGACATCCATCTGGCGACGGTGCGGCGCATCCTTGGCGAAGCGAAAGCCCAGCCGGTCGCCGACATCGCCGAGGACATGTTGGCGACAGACCCCGAACAAAAGATCATCATCTTCGCCCACCACAAGCGCGTCATCGCCGAACTCCAAAAGCGCCTCGCCCCACACGGCGTGATCGTGATCGACGGCAAAGTCTCCAATGCGCCCAACGCCAGCGGCTTTTCGCCGCGCGACTTGCTGGTGGAGAAGTTTCAGTCTTCTCCCCTCATACACGTCGCTATCTTACAAATAATCGCAGCGGGCACCGCAGCCACCTTGACCGCCTCAAGCACTGTGTTATTTTGCGAGGCGTCTTGGGTGCCGAACGAGAACAATCAGGCGGCGTCCCGGGCGCACCGCGTGGGGCAGACGTCCCCGGTGACGGCGCAGTTCGTGACGCTCCCCGGCACGCTCGATGAGCGCATTCAGAGCGTCTTGGTTAAGAAATCCAAGGAGATCGGGCTGATCCTCGATCCCGTATGACGAAAGGAAAGAGCGCTCATGGGACGCATGAAAGATCAGCTAGAACCCAATGAGATGGACGAGAAAATCTGCCCTATCTGCCGCGCGCCTTACCGTGGTTGGGGCAACAACGCTTTGCCAGTGATGAACGCCCGTTGCTGCGACGACTGCAACTGGATGTGCATGATCCCGGCGCGCGTTGACAATCTGAAGAAAGGGTTGCCCCGTGACCACCGTGACCCTTCCGTTGTGCCGCTTCCTCAAGGATGACCCAAAATATGCCGAAAATTCAGTTGATTATCGAAGTGGAGAGCGCAGGCCATCTGGCCAACACGCTCATTCAGATGGCCAGCCGCTACAAGCTGGAGGAGCCCAAGCCCTTAGAACCGCCTCCCGCCGAGGCGAAAGGCAATGGCGCAGACCCCGATGAAGCGCAGGCCCCGGCGGGGACTTACGTCGCCCCGGCGAAGCAGGAGCAGTTCCCGAAGGAAGTCGAAGCCGAGGAGGCGACGCCCCCGACGCCTTCCGCCCCGATAACGCCGCCTGCATCCGCGTCTGCGAAACGCAGCCACAAAAAGAAAGAGCCGGAGCCTCCGGCCCAGCCGGAGACCGAGCCCGAAGCGACGCCTGACGAACTGCCCTCGCTGGACGACCTCAAGGGAGCAATCACCAAGGCCGTGGTCGCGGAGCCGCACGGAGGCCCGATCCGCACCGCGCTCGAAACCCTGCGCCCGATGCTCAACATCACCCTCATTCGCCACGCGAAGGAGGAGCACCGCGCCGCGCTCTGGACGTTCGTGCAGCAGCACGAAATCTCTCTGCCTGCACAGGTATGAGGCCCCGCCGGAGGGAAAGCCAATGCTGACCCGCTACGAAGCGGTGCGCCTGCAAGACATGGTCAATTCGGTGCTGGCCGAAGCCTATGAGGCCCGCGACCAGATCAAAGGCCCGGTCAACTGGGCCGATCTGAAATGCGTGGACATCGAAAGCCGCGTCTCGCTTCTTAGCGACGCTCCCGCCGCCATCTTCGCGCTGGTGGAGGAAGCGTCGCCGAGCGCAGACGAGTTCTGCCAGTGGGTGGCTTCGCGCCTGCAAGAGCGCGGCTACCCGGACGTGTATGTGGAGAGCGAATGGTGATGGTAGCACGTGGAATAGCCAGAAACTCTGAAGGCGAGTTTGAAGCCAAGACGACGATGGACCGCACGCCCGAAGGCGGTGAGCTTCGCTTCTACACCACCGGCTTGCAAGGCGGCGACAGCGGGCATGGCGGCGAGGCATGGGTCGAATTCAAGTTTGACGGTGGCGACCACAGGGTCATGGTTTTTGGAAATGACGATCCTGACGCCGTCATCATCGACGATATTCACAGAGTGCGCATCGTCGCGTACGGCGACTGGGAACTCGACGGTCTGGCGCGAGGGCTGTGCGAACTGGGCTTGAAGCTGTGGACGCTGATCCATGAGCGCGACGAGCAGGAGAAAGAGCACGCGCGCGAAATAGTGATAGCGCGGTGGGAGCAACAGAAAAGTGCCAAAAAGCCCTAATTCCGCGCCTGCCCATGCGCTTCTCGCGCCCTCGAAGAGCGAAATCTGGCTGAATTGCCTTGCCGCTCCCGGCCTGTGGGCGCAATTGCCGGAGCCGGTCGGCGGCTTCGCCGCCAACGAAGGCACCCTCTGCCACACCCTTTGCGAAGCCGCTCTGCGCATCGACGACATCCCGTGGACCGTGGGCATGAAGTTCCAGGTCGAGGATCGTGAGATCGAAGTCACCGCCGACATGCTCAACGCGGTGCAGCTTTACGTCACCCTGGTGGCGGACCTGCGGGATCGTTTGAAGTGGTCGCATGTCGAGCAGCGCTTGGACATTTCCGGCCTCTGGCGCAACGGGGCGCAGGCGCCGCAGGACGTGTTCGGGACTGGCGACTTCGTGGGCTGCGGCGACGAGCACGACGTGGGTTGGAACATCCTCTACATCGTGGACCTCAAATACGGCCGGGGCCACTCGGTTCAGGTCGAAGAGAACTCTCAGCTTATGATTTACGCGATAGGCGCTTGGTATAAGCTTCTCGCCGAGCGCCCGGACCTCGCCAAGGACGTGCGCTTGGTCAACATGGTGATCGTGCAGCCCCGCGCGGGAGGCGCGCCTGTGCGGACATGGACTATCCCCCTTGGCGAGGTTCTGGCTTGGGCGCATCTCACGCTCAAGCCGTCAATCGATGCGATCAACACCGGCAAGCCGGTCGAACTCAAGGCGGGGCGCTGGTGCTTCTTCTGTCAGGCTGGCCCGATCTGCCCGGCGCTCAGGGCGCTCAAGATCGCCAACGCGACTGAGGCGCTCCCTGACTGGAACGAGGAAGATTATGTGTGAATAAGTGAAAGGAGGCGCTTGACACTGACATAAAGCGTGTGCATGCTACAAATCCTTACAGGACACAATGGACCCAATGGAGATAACACAATGGCTACCAAGGCAATCCTAACTCCTCCCGGCACCGCCAGCTTTCTGAACCTCGAAAAGCCGCGCATCATGCCGGGCATCGTCAATGCGGAGCCGCGTTTCTCGTTGTCGCTCATTTTCGACAAGAGCCAGCAGGCCATGCCTGAGTTTAGCGCGCTTCAGAGCGCCTGCGAGGCAGCCGCCAAGGATTTCTTCAAGGGCAAGCTGCCCCCCAATCTGCGTTCGTGCTTTCGCGACGGGGCCGAGAAAGAGGGTCAGTATTCCGGCTACAAGAAAGGGATGATCTTCATTCAGCCGTGGTCGAAAAACAAACCCGGCTGCGTCAATCGCCAGCGCGAAGAGATTGTCGACTTCACCGAGTTCTACGCTGGCTGGATAGCACGCGCCTTCGTGCGCCCGTTTGCCTACGAGCAGGCAGGCAATCGCGGCGTGGGCTTGTTCTTGGACGTGGTGCAGTTCTTGAAGCCCGGGCCTCGTCTCGACGGTCGCCTCGACGCGACCAAGGCGTTTCCTGAAGACCAGGACGACGAAGAGGACGTATGAACAACGCTGACATCGACAGGCACATGGACAGGCTGTTCGCCGCCGCCAGAGCCAAGCCGTTGATCGAAGAGGTTCTGGAAGAGCGTCACTCGACGCACGGCGACTTCCATCAAGACGCGCGCATCGCGCAGGCGCTCAAGCACGTCATCCGTGAAGGCGTCAACTGGGGCGAACTCACGCCTGAGATGCGTGAAGCGCTTGACAACATGATGACCAAGGTCGCTCGCATCTTAGCGGGCGACCCCAATTACTCCGAACATTGGGCCGACATGATCGGGTACGCCACGCTCGTGCTTCGCTCTTTGGGCGCATGGGCAGGCGGTTGACGAAGTGATTGTCGTTCATCTCGACTTCGAAGCCAGCGGCGTCACCGAGTTGCGCAAAGTCGGGGCCGACGTGTGGACGCGCAGGAAAGACACGTATCCCACCGTCTTGAGCTTCGCCATCAACGACGATCCGGTGGACACGCTGGTGTTTGACAGCCGCAATCATCATCGCTCCACCGCGCGGGTGAAGGAACGCCTCGCCATCGTCCGCGACCCCGGCACCGAACTGCACGCGTGGAACGCCGGTTTCGAGTTCATGGTGTGGAACAACATTTGCGTTCCGCGCTTCAATTGGCCTGCGATCCCCATCGACCGATTTCATTGCACCATGGCGCGAGCCGCCTGCGCCGGTCTGCCCATGAGCCTGGAGCAGGCGTCCGAAGCGGCGCAGACCGGCCACGTCAAGGACATGGTCGGCGCTCGCAACATGAAGCGCATGGCCAAGCCGCGCCGCGCCGACCCCACCGAATGGTGGCACCTGTGCCAGGACGATCTGGCGCAGACGAACCTCGACGCGCTCATCGAATACAATCGGGCCGACGTGGAGGCCGAGCGCGCCATCCACCAGATGACGCCGCGCATGACCCAAGAGGAGCGCCGCATCTGGCTGGTTGACCAGAAGATGCAAGCGGCGGGCCTGCCCATCGATGCGGAGTTTCTGGAGAAGCTGGCTGCGCTCACCGAGCAGGAACTGGCTTGGCTCAATTTCCGGCTGGACGTGAACACGGCGAGCCAAGTGACTTCGTTCACGCAGCACAAGAGGTTGCTCGACTGGCTTCAGGCGAGAGGCTACCAGCTCTCGACCCTCGGAAAAGACGCCGTGGCTGTGTACCTGCGCAGCCCGGAATTCAGGCAGCTTCCGGCGCTGGCGCAGGAAGTGCTTCAGCTTCGAAGCGAAGCGGCGAAGACCAGCGTCGCCAAGCTCAACGCCATCCGCGGGTTTGCGCAGATCGACGGATCGTGCCGACATCTGTCGCAGTACGGCGGCGCAGTCAGAACCTTGCGTTGGGCCGGGAGGGGGCCGCAAATCCAGAATTTCCCCCGGCCCCTGTTTGAAGACGTGCAGGGCGCGGGCGACGCGATCCGGGCCGGGGTCGACGCTCAAGCGCTGAGTTTGATCTGGGGTCGGCCGCTCGACGTCGTTTCGACTTGCCTGCGCAGCGTGTTCTGCGCCTCGCCAGGACAGAAATTCGTGGTCTGCGATTACAGCGCCATCGAAGCGCGCGTAGTCGCGTGGCTGGCGCACCACGGCGACATGCTTCAGGTCTTTCAAGACCCCAAGCAGGACATTTACGTCTTCATGGCGGCGCAGCAGGGCAGCCGCAGCAGGCAATTCGGCAAAGTGCTCGTGCTTGCCTGTGGCTATGGCATGGGTGGGCCGAAGTTTCAGGAAACCGCGCTCAAGTTCGGCGTCGAATTAACGCTTAACGAGGCGATGCAGGCAGTGAACAGCTGGCGCAGGGCTAATTGGCCTATCGTCAA